GGGAGGCGACGCAACGGCCCTGAAAACCTCCTAGTTCCGGGGCGTGGCCCTGGTGGAGCCGCCCCCGGTAAAGTTCGCCCGGCCCTCGCCGCCCGTGAATGTGAACTGCACACGCGATACGCCGACAGGGCCTGGGAAGAATGAGATTCCGACTCCATTTGCCGACCCCTCAACATCGGTCCAAGCAGGCTGCACCGTGACGGCGAACGTGTTCGATTCATCGTAACGCCGATTGGTCCCCGACACGAAAAACGCATCGCTGCAACGCACCTTCACATTTTCCGTGATCTCGTCATAAGCGCGCCCGCTGTACGAAAGGATGCCCGTGGATGCCCCGAGCGAAACACCGGGCGGCAACGTGCCCTCGATGATGCTGAAAGTCCGCGTTTCAGCGCCGCCGATGAAGTTGGCGACGAGCGACACATCACCCGACCCGACGTAAAAGGTTTTTGAGGTGATGGTTCCGGTGAACTTCGGCGGGCAGGGCCGCGGGTTGTCGAGATAACCAATGATCTTCGGGTCGGCCCAATCGAGCCCGATGAGTTCCACAACAACGCGGTCGCCAGTTCCGAACGCGCGGCAATTGCACTCAGAATCATCATCCGCGTATTCGACAGGCACGGAGGAAAGCGATGAAAACTTGTTGACGTTGAGCGATTGAGCGGACGATGTGGCGTTGCCGATCGTGACATCGATTTTGTCGTCGTCGAAGTTGATGCTTGTGACGGTCGCCCAACGGTACGTCGGCAAGTCCCGCTGCCAGCCGGGCAGGATCGCGGCGTTGAAGTAGACCTGCTCCGGCGACATCAGCTCGCGTGCCAGCAGCGAGCCGTCTCCGTACACAGGGTCATCGGACGCGGCCTTGGCGCTCCAGACGCTGATCTGCTGGTTGAGCGACGCGATGCGCGCGACAAGGATTTGGAGCGCCAGTTGCAGATCGGCGATCTGTCGCCGCTTTTCGTTGAGCGCCGCGGCGGCAGCTTCAAACGCGGCGCCGGTCGACACGATGACATCCTGATCGCCAGACGCGATCGCGTTGGAATACGCCGTTTGCGCCGATGTCGCTGCCGTGCGCAGCGTGACCTCTTCGGCTGTGGCCGTCGCCAGCGCCGTGGCCTTGGTGTCGCGCTCCGCTTCAGCGATAACAAGGCGCCCATTCAACAGGGCCAATGCAGCGTTCTTCTTGGCTGTGGCGATAGTTCCGTCACCACCCTGCCATGCGCGCCCGCCAGGGGCGATCAATACCAGTGACGGCTCGCCCGGAATCTCGACGGTGGCGACGTAGCCCGTCGCGTCCTCGGTGAAGTCGCAGCACCACGCCTGCCTCGTGCTGGTCACTGAAGTGCTATTCCAGTAGGCCGCTTTCGCATTGGCCTGGGCCAATTTTGTTTCAAGGGTGCGCAGTGCATCGCGGATCGGCTGGTTTTGAATCAGCAGCTTGCGATGCTCGTTCAAAACGTCCGTGTACAACTCCAGCGCGGCGTCGTCAGGGCCTTCCCCGTCGACTGCCATCTCCGCGATGAGCGCATCTTGGAAGACTTGAAGATTCGCCAGCGATGCGGCCTCGGCAGCGTCGACAGTGGCGATGATGCCTTGTTGGACGATGATCTTGGCCGAGATGTCGATCTGCGCGAGCGTGACCTGCTCCAGAAGAGCCTCTTTGTGTGCCTCGCCGTAGTCGAGAAAGATCGTGTACCGGCCGTCCGCGCCGCCGTCCGTGATGAGTGCGAAACTCATACCTCAGTCTCGCGCCGCCCCACGTCGCAATACTCGTCTGCGCCGTTGACGTAGAAGTTCATGTACGAAACAACGAAGTCCGTTTCGCCGTACAGCGCCCGTTGGGCAGGCTGTAGCAGCCAGTCGATCGCCGTGCGCATGCGTAGTCCGCTGTTGTAGTTGCTGACGGAACGCACGCCAGAAAGCTCGGTGTCGTAGCGTTCGTGCGGGTCTTCCGCCACAGCGAGCGCATCAAAGTAGCCCTGCAATGACGCTGTGTGATTTGTCGGTCCCTGATCCACCTGAAAGCTAGTCAGCGGAGCGCGCACCATTTGGTGCTCGAACGTGTCCCCTGCCAGCGTCGTGCCGCGGCGGTAGACGATGAACTCAGTGGCCTCGTACACGTACTCCAACCAATCTGCGCACTTGGGAATGACACACCCGGCGTAGCAATCCGACTCGGTTTGGATCGTCGCCTGCCAGGAACTGATCGGCACGCGCACATTGCCGCTGGGCGTCACGAGGTCCATCGTGTAGCGAACCGGGTAGTTGTGCACCAGCGGGCGGAAGTCGTGGAAGCAGTTGATCAGCTCAGGGCCGAGCACAGATTCGATCTGCGCAATGGCGAACTGGTGCCAGGCGCGCAAGGTGGGCGCCAACGGCAAGCCGCTGTCGCTGATGTACGCCGTCGGCGGCAAGCGCACAACGGACGCAGGCGCCATGGGCAGACCGCCATCCAGCAGGCGCACGTCGATGCGGACCGCCGCGAGGATGGACGGTGCCGATGGCAGCCCGCCATCCGACAACCGCGCGTCCGTGAACCCGAAATCATCGAACTCGGCGGAGGGCGGCGTGAATCCTGCCGTATAGCGCGCAACGCGGGTGAAGCGGATGTCGTCCATCCACCCGTTGAGGCTCGCCACGCCGTTGTTCGATGCGCCAAAGGACGGGTTCGCGGTCGAGCTGAAAAGATTCCCGGCGAGTGTCGCGGTGCCGTTGGCAACGCCATCGACAAAGAAGCGAAACGTCGTGCCATCACGCACCGCGGCGAGGTGGTACCAGACTCCCGTCGTGGACGTGCCGGTTTGTTGCATCGCGTAGGTCGTGGACCCATTCGACGCAAAGCCGCGGAAGCCGAACTTTGACGACGACGCCTCAAACCAGACCTGCCAGGGGTACGTGCCGGTGCCGCTGGCTTGTTGTGCCAGGATGACGTTCGCACCGGCCGCGTTCAACTTCACCCAAAACTCGACCGTGAAGTCGATCGCTGTGCCGATGGCGAAGTCGGACGCGTAGGCGGCGGCGAGGTAGTCGCCGGTGCCATCGAACAGTGCCGACCCAGTACCGAAAACCTTGTCCGCCGTGTCGACTTGTGCATTGCCGCCGACCGACACCGAAGTCGGTGTGGGCGACGTGTCGGTGAACGTGGTCGACGCATCGCTGCCGTTGCAATGCAACAGCAGGGCAACGCTGGCGAAGTGGGTATCAGCCACCGGACTACCCGATGGTGCAGCTCAGAATCTCGACCGGCCCGCCGCTCACCAGTGACAATGTGTTGAGCACGATCTTGCCCGACACGGCGGAAGTTCCTTGCTGAGCCGGGATGGCGAGGTGCACCGTGCCGGACGAGTCGCAGATTTCAGCGTAGGCTGCGGTGCCCGTCGCGCTAGCGTTCGCGGTGCTGGCCTGCGTGATGGTCAGCTGCCCCGTGGTGCCGTTCACCGTGCCGGCCGGATCGGTCAGTGTGGTTGTGCACAGCAACGCATCGGCGCTGTTGCGGATTTTGATGTTGCCGGCCGTGCCGGCGTCGATGAGGGCGAGGAACGCGGTGTGTGCGTCGATCTTCGCTTGCGCACTGTAGGTGGCTACTGCGGGAACGGCCATGCTTTAACTCCTATGCGGACAATTTTGAAATGACCAGCAGCCGCAATGAGGATTCGTCTGCTGAGGGGATGTACGCCTCCACCGCCGTCTCGTAGAAGCCGGTGCGGGTCGAGACGTTCAGACGCGGGTAGAACTTCACCAGCCGCTCCACGAGCAGGTCCAAGGCCAGCGAGCGCGGTTCCCAACGAAACTCCAACGTGCGATCCGCTTCGCTGTAGCCGGCGTCGTTAACCACAGCGCCGCCGTCCAGCGTCGCAACGCGGTTCATGCGGCGGCGTGTTTCGCCATCGGTCTGCGTGGCCACTGCATCCAACTCAATGTAGCCCTGCGCATCCCAAATTGGTGTTGAGAGAGTGGTCAACACGTCAGACCCCCAGCAGCAACGGCAGGCCGTCGCGACTCACACGCACTTGAATCGCCTTCAGAATTTCCCACATGAACGCCTCCAACTGCGGCTGCAATCCGGCGCCGTCGATCTTGATGAGCGCGTCGCCCGTCTCCATGCGGCGGGTTTGAGCGCGCATGTTCTCGATCTGCGCCTCGGTCAGTTTTTTCTGCAACTCAAACGACTTCTCGCGCAGGGTGTTTTCCTTGTCGATCTGATCAAACACAGCGCGGTAGGCGGTGCTGTCCAAGGTCCCTAACTTGTCGAACAGACCGAACACGCTTTTGAGCACGTCGCCCGTACTTTCGATGCCGACGTTGATGGAGCTGAAAGCGGCCGTGACCTTCTCGGCGTCGGCCTGGATGCGGGCCACGTCGATCTCGGCCTTGAACTCTAGCGTCTTGATGCGCTCATTGCTGGCGAGCTTTTCGAGTTCAAGGCCGAGCTTGGCCGCGGCCTCTTCCGCCTTCTTGACCTCGTCGGCTTGCTTCTTAACCTCGCTCGCGTTTTCCTTGACGTAGCCTGTGTTCTTGAGGAACGACTGACTGGCCTTGTCGACCTCAACGGCATACCGCTCCCAGGTGATCTTACCGTCGCCCGCGGCTTTCTGCAGGCTTGTCACCACTCGCTCAAGCTCATCGACGTTGTCGATCTTGGGGATGACGACCTTCAGCGCCTTGGAAATCTCGTCACCGGTGGAATCTGCAGACTTGACGATGGTGGCGAATGCCTCGACAAAGTCTGCGCCGATGGACTTGGCGGTGAAGCCGAGCTTCTTGTAGGCGTTGACCAGTTCTTCGGTCTGCGCGGTGCCGTCGAGCCCGAGGCGCTTGGTTTCTGCCGATGATTCGTTGATCTGTTGAGACCAGTCAATCAACTCCGCAGACCCGGAGCGCGCCAGGCGTGACGTTTCCGCAAGCGATTCGTTAGTCTTAAAAAACTCATTCTGCGTCAACCCGGCTTCAATGCGAGCCGTTTGCATGGCCTTGGTGTAGCCATCCCAATCGGTGCCGCCTGACGCAAGAAAGTTCTTGGTGGCCGAAAACGCGGCGCTGATGAAGCTGACCTCGATCACCGTGCTTTTGGTGATGTTGGCGAGATCCACCATCGCTTCTGTCAGCAGGCCGAAGATGCCCGCGTCACCCCCTGCAACCGCGAGTTCCTTCAGCGCATTGATCAGCCGGTTCAACTCCGCGTTGAACGTGGTGACGTAGGTTGTCTCGCCGAACGTCTTGTTCAGCTCCGCGGCCAGCTTCGGCAGCAAGTCGGTGGCGACGATGTTGCCGCCCTCCAGCAACTTGCCCAGCTCCGCCGTCGTCACGTCCATCGCCCGCGCAGCAAGCTGGAACGCACCCGGCAGACGCTCACCCAACTGACCGCGTAGCTCTTCGGCGCTGACCGTTCCCTTGCTGATCATCTGCTGGATGGCCAGCAGTGCGCCTTGTGTGTCGGCCGACGACTTGCCGAGCAGCGCCATCGCCTTGCTGACGGCCTCGAAAATGTCGCGCGTCTGCTGCCCTTCAAGTGACGTGCCCTTGGCCGCCGCGGACAGGCTGACGAAGTTGTCGGCCGTGCCGCTGATTTCCAGGCCGAGCGTGTTGGAGACGCGCTTGACGTAGTCGAGCGATTCCGCCGCGCCTTCCGTTGAGCCCGACACCAAGGTCATGGCGCGGCCGAAGTTCTCGATCGCCACGTTGGCGTCGATGAACTCCTTGACGACGATCGAGCCGGCAAGCGCCGTCATGATGCGCGTCAGGTCACCGACCGTGCCCGCCGTTGAGCCTGCCGCAGTGTTCAGGCGCGATGAGGCCGCGGCCGTGTCGTCGAGCGCTGGCGCAGCCGTGCCCGCAGCCGTCGTAACCCCCCGTAGCGAATTTTCAACCTGCTGCGTCGTCTGCTGCAGGCTGTTGTCGACGCCCTGAAAAATGATCGCGACGGTGCGCGTCAGGTCAGCCATTCTTGCCCTCCTTGCCGCGCAACTCGTAGTACGCGCACCAAAGCGTCACTTCCTCTTCGGTGACGAAGCCTTGCGGAATGAGGTCGGGCCTGTGCTGGTACAGGAAGCCGCCGCGCTTGTCGATCATGGCCATCGTGGCTCTTAGTGCGTGATCGGCTGCGAGGCGGCTTCGGGCTTTACAACGTCGAAGCCCATGCCGGTGAGCGCGGTGATCTTGTTCGTGAGCGTCAGGAACTCGATCGGGAACGCTTCGGCCAACTTGACCGCCAGTGGCAATTCGATCTTCGGGGACACCGAGCCCAACACCAGCATTTCCAGCCGCTTCACAATCTCGGCGGGCGAGCCCTTGGTGATGCCGATCATCTCGCGCACCGCCTGCGCCTGATCGTTGTTCGCCAACGCCTCGATGATGTTGTCGATGGATGCGCGCCGGGCCTTCGCCTCCAGCGCAGCGTTCAACTCGTCGGAGGTGAGGCCGCGGACGGTCCACAACGGCTCCTCGCCTTCATCGAACCAGCCTGACAGCGCCGGGACAGGTACGGCCTCGCGCCGCGCCTCCAGCTTGGTTGCCAGGAACTTGTCGGGATTGAATGGCATTCGCTTGCCTTTGCGCAAATAGGCCCGCGACCCTTCCAGGCCGCGGGGCGAAGGCCGCATCGAGCAGCGGCCGGAGGAGACAACCACCAAGAAACCAGCCTGGAAGGCTGGAAACCAGCGCCAGGTGCGATTTTCTCGACCATGCCCTGGCTCCCCTACTACGCCGGGTTGAAAACGCCCTACGCGGCCACCTCGACCGCAGCGACCGTGGCCGACACCGTGCAAGCGGCCTGAATCTGATCGGCCACCGGGAACGTGCGGGCAATCCCGAGCACGCCCTGCGTCAGCATGTACGGAGTGGCGTAGCGGTCGCTGTAGAACTTGAACCAAAGGTTCGCATCCTTCAGCAGCACCAGCGCATCGGTAATGCCGTTGGTCAGGTACGCAGTGAACGTGCCCTGATTCAGCGTGCTGGCCGCGGAGCCGATGGTGGCGCCATAGACCTGCGTGGAGGTGACGCTGTTGGAAGTCTCGGGCGGCACGAAGTCCGATGCCAGCGAAACGTCCGCGAAGATGGGCGACGAGTACGACGCATACACCCGCTTTGGGACCGAGCCGGTGTGAATCTCCGGCAGCGCCGACAGGAACGTGACCGAGCCGCCGGCCTTGGTCTGCACGCCGCCAACCACGGTCGGGCCGTAGTTGATGTCGTACAGCGGGAAGTCCGCACGCTCTTGGTGGAGGCCGACCACCTGGAAAATCTCGGAAGCGACAACAGCGTCGGCGGTGACCGACGACACGCGCACCTGCGCAATCTCGATGCTGCCGACAGGGATGAACGGCGGTCCGCCCGTCGCGCCGCGTGTCTCGCTGAACGCCGTGTGGTCGGTGCCGGCGACCGCCGCCAGCGCGCCGGAGCTGTCCACGGTGATCGACGTGATCATGCAAATGTCGGTCGTGACGCCGCGCGAAATCGTCACACTCCCGGCCGCGACCGAAGTCACGACACCGGCCAGATTGCAGGTCAGCGCGGCCACGTCGACAACGTCATCTACGCCAGCGTTGTCCACCGTCACCAGCCCGCCCGTCAGCAGACCGTTGGGCCGCACGACAGGCGCGTAGCCCGAGCGTCCAGACCACAGCGAAGCGGCCGAGGTGAACGTGATTTCGTCGCCGCTGTTCGTCAGCAGGCCCATGGCGACGGCATTCTGCCCCGCCTCGTATTGCAGTTTTGCGTCCTTTGCGGTAGCCATCTAGCTAACTCCTTGGGGTTCAGATTGAGACTTGCGCGACTTGCGCGCCGGGGCTTGTTGCTGCCTCGCGGCGGGCGGGGCAAACTTGGCGTCGATGATGTTGAAGCCCAGGGCCTTGAGTTCGGCCTTGCGCTCCCGGCTCACCGGATGTGGTTCGTAGTGAATGGGGCGATGCTTCATGCGGCAACCTCAGCGAGCGAGCGGTGTTTCAACTGGCGCCAAATCTCGGCACGCGGCACCCGCAGGACGGTGCCCACGGGGTACTCCACGCCGCGAATCGGAACGGGCTTGATGACCTTGACCGTGACGCCGTGCTCTTGCTCGATGTCCAGATCGTCCGGAACCACGTACTCCGGAAACACCTCCTCCGGGTCATACGCCGGCCACACCTCTTGCAGCGGCCCACTCACGACGCGCACTTGAGTGTTCGTCATGTGCGGCACGTACTCCTTGTGATGGGAGAAGGTGCGGTGCTTGCCGCCGTAGCAGTCATACCCGGCCAGGATGACCGGGTGCCCGCCCATCATGCCAGCGAGCCAGTGCGCGACGATTCCGGTGAACATGAGCCGCGGTGCCAACGGGTAGTTCGTGATGCCGTAGTCGCACCAGTGCCACGGACCGATGATTGGCGCGTCGGTGTGCTCGCGGATGATGTCCAACATGAGCACGCGTTGAATCGTGTGCAGGTTGTCCATCGCCACCACGTAGTCCACC